TGGTGACATGTTTAGATAATGAGGCACAATGACAGATAAACTCCAAGTAAAAGTAATCTCTTTATCAGGTAAGAGTGCTGTCGTAAGATTTGACAGCAGGACTTATGTTGTCTCCAGAAGCTATGTTACAGGTTCAAGACCAGGAGATAATATTGACATAGACCCTGAAGCGATTGCCACTGGAACCGAACATGGAATTGACTGGAGTCTTATTTATCCTGACGGGATTACCTTATCTCCTGAAGAATTGCAAAGTGCTTTATATGCTCAAGGTATATTTACAATAGAAGACATGGAACGTAATCCGAATGGAGTCGCAAGTGCAATTGGTGCAATTACACGTAAGACTTCTGCAAATTTATACAAAACAGTGCATGAAATAATAGGAGGCACATAATGTCTGGATCTTTCAAGTATAAGAGTGGTAGAATCTGGCTTCAGCGGAAGAAATTTGAACCTTATCAACTTCTTCTGCCTTATGGCATAACTGGTATCACAGATCCGGTTGGTAACCTCACTGCCATAAGGGAGCCGTCAGCATCGAAGCGTGGTGAAAGTGTTATTGTGGATATTACAAAGGGTGAACCTGCGTTGCCACAATTCCAAATTGACACAAGACTTCAGAACACATTCAACTATATGTTAGGACTGAAGGATTGTACTTCCAACTTCCAATGTCATCTCGGTAAGTGTGGTAGAGCTGACGATTATTACGGTTCATCCTCAATGCTGTTGTGGGAACGTTCTCACCGTGGTGATTTGTCTATTGACCGCATGGCAATGATCGAAGGTGATGACGCTCCTATACAGACCACTGTACCGTTTGTGGCTGAAGTTGGTCCAATTCCCGTTGACTTTGGTGTCGAGTTTACCTCACCTCGCACAATTCTTGAGACAGAGGCTGTCAGTGCTATGGCGTTTCTTGAATCTGAATGTCCTGGAGACTGCAACTCTCAAGCAGATGCTGGTGAAAATGGTTATCTTGCAACCTTGAAGTTGGTGGGTTCTGCTCTCAACACAGCGAATGTTTGGTACACTGGTGACAAAGGTGAAACCTGGTTACAGACCAGCTCAAATCCATTACCAGCAGGTGTGGATATCTCTGATATCTTGGCTATTGGTACAAAGAAAGCTCATCGTCTGATTGTGTCAGGTGGCACCACTCGTGCTGGAGAACATGCTATCGTTGCATACGCTGATGTTACCGTCATGGGAACGACCACCTGGGTACAGGTTGAAGTTGGCACAACTGATGCTGAATACATCAACAAGTTGTACTGCATGGATTGGAATCATGTGTATGCTGTCACAGATTTAGGTAACATCTATATGTCTGGTGATGGTGGTGTTACTTGGGAATCTGTGTATGCTGGTGCTGCTGATTTGTATGACATCACAGGTTACCGAGATGGCACATTGTGGGCAGTTGGTGAGTCCAATCTTGTGTTGTACAGCTCAGACTACGGTGCTTCTTGGACTGTCGTAACTGGTCCTGTTGCCGGGTCTGGTGACGATAATATGTCTGTTTGTCTGACTTCTGATGGAACTGTCTTCATTGGCAATAATGCTGGTGAAGTGTACGGTTCTTATGATAATGGTGATGAGTGGACTACTCTGGCTGTGCAAGGTATTGCTGTCACATCAATTGACAGAATTGCCTCGTGGGGTGACTCAATTATTTGGGTTATTGCCACAACAGCCTCAGGCAGTCGTGCGTTCAGATCTGTTGATGGTGGAGCTTCCTTCAGGTTGTGGGCTTTGGGTATGCCAACCAATTCTGGTCTCAATGCATTAGCAGTCGTTGACCCGAACGTTGTCTTTGTTGGTGGTGAGCCTCAAGGTGGTACTGCCTTTATCTCCAAGACAATCAGCAATTTCGTCGGCATCTAACATACCCAATATGTAGGAGGGTTGTACCTTCCACTCAACTCTCCTACATTCTATCGTGAGGAGAAAACTTGGTAGAGCAGAAAGGTATACGATTAACATTATCCTCAGGCTTCACTGTCTTAGTGAAGCCTTTACCTCCATATTACTTAGACTTCATCGAAGAGCAATTTCCACTAAAAAAGTACCCAACCCGTAAGATGAAGTTGATAGCAGGTGATATCATTGACATAGAATATCTTATACCGAATTCTGTACCAGAAGCCAGTAATGTCGAAGAATATGAATTGTACATCTCTTACAAGAATGCAGAGGCAAAGAATGATGAGATAGAAGTGTTACGTGAGAAAGCACGTACTGACTTCTTACTTTCAAATTGTGTTGTAATTGAGTCCGGTCCAATAGAATTGTCCAGCGAAGATTGGGTTAACAGAGTTGAGGCAGCATTCCCAAATTACAAAGTGTCAACACACCCTGGAAAGCGTTTGTTAGCATTCTTGAAGAGTAATGTAATAGTTGATGCTAAAGAACGTTCGGCAATTATAGAATCTGCTTGTTATCAGGAGGTGAACCTACAAGGCATAATAGATGCCTTGTTAGGGTTTCAACTTGAAATGGGACGAAAAACCGTTACATAAGGTAATCTTCGACAAGAATGCAGGTGAAGATACTATGTCATTTACCAGCATGAGATTTATTGAAGCTAGTACGGCATATGCGTTTGGAGTTCCTTATGATGAGAGATGGTTTGAAATACCTATCAAATCAAGGACATATATGGTAGCCACAAGATTAGGTAAAGAATGGTTACACAGCTTGCAGGAAGAGTACGCTATGCAGAAGGCTAGGAGATAATGACAGACTTTTCAAATTTAGAAGGTTCTGCAAGTAAGGAAGATCTTCTATGGGAAGCTGCTGTTGATGATAAGACAGGCAAATTCTTTGATAATTTCAATAAGAATGTTGAAAGGACTGACAAGACAGTAGCTGCCAAGTCTGGCAACATGAGCAATAATCTATTAAAGATTGGTGCTGTTGCAGGTTTTATTGGAGGAGCAGTCGGTGCTTTAGGAAGTATGTTCCTTAAGGCTGTTACTGGTGGTATTAGTGGCTTTGGTGATCTTATAAAGACTACAGTACAATTACGTACTGAGACAGACGCTCTTAGTAACTCACTTGAAATTACAGCAGGACAGGCTGGGTATTCATCTGAACAAATAGATAAGTATGTAGATTCTTTGAAGGATCAAAGTTTTACCACTAGAGAATCATTACAAACTTTGAAGAAGATGGTTGACGGGGAGTTGGATTTAAGCAGAGCTACTGAACTTGTTACTGTAGCACAGGATGCCTCAATTGTGTCTGGAATGAAAGTGTCTGACACAATGATGCAACTTATTCAAGTAATTGCAGCACAGACTGAGGCTAGTGCTAAACAGAGTAATATACAAAGTGCTCAAATGCTTAAGTCCTTAGGACTTTACGTAGACTTCCAAGCTGCTTACCAGAAGGCAGCATTGGAGTCTGGAAGAGTAGTTGAACAACTTACTGCTGTTGAGAGACAACAGATTGCTCTTAATGCTGCAATTGAGGCTGGTACTCAAATTACCGGTGCTTACGAGAGTGCACAAGATTCATCTTCCAGAATAATCAAAGCGTTACCTGGATATTATGAAGAGGTAAAGTATGCAATAGGTGCTGCGTTTGAGCCCGTTTACACAGCAGCTATTGGTGACTGGGAGAAATTCCTTAAGAATTTGGTTGAGTGGTTACGTGATAATGAAGATGAAATAAATCAACTCGGATTAGACATAGCAAATTTTGTTGATGGTGCAGGAAAATTGTTATTGGAATTATTACTGAAACTTGTAGAAGTAGTACCACAATTAATAACTCTTATACCAGACCTTGCTGAAGCCATTGCTGAAGAATTAGCACCAGCATTTGGTATGACAGCAGAACAGATAAAGAATTCTGATTCTGCTATGACAACACTCTTAAAGAGTTTAACGTTGTTTAAAGCATCTGTTACTGCAACAGAGAAAGCGTTTGAAGTTCTCAAGAGTTATGGTTATACTGCATCAGAGATTGAAGTAGCAATGTTAGAATCTGCAACAGGTGTTTATTCAACAAGAGCTATAACATTTATGGAAGAGTATAAGAAAGCGTATGCTGAGGTATTCAAAGAGAATGCGATAAATTATGGTTTGATAGATGAGAAGACTGGTGAGATGATAGACAAAACTAAACAGCTGACAGAAGAGGAGAAGAAGGCACTTGAGGTAGAAAAAGACCTTGCCAAAGCACGTGAAGAAGCTGTTGCTCGACAACTAACTGCTACATTGAAATTGCAGAATGCGTTGACTAGTGCAAATTACAAATTTACTGAACTTAAGACATCTCTTGAGGATGAGAAACTTACACGTACAATACAGAAAGGTAGAGATGAGATACTAGCTGCTATATCCAAAGCTAGACAGATTGAAGACATCGAACGTAACAATTCTGAGAGAATACAATCTATTTTGGAGAGTGCTGCTGATTCGAGAAAAGAACTTGTAATACAAGCTGCTGAACAATCTCTGCAGATCGAGAAGGATCATCAGAAGAGATTACAGGAATTATTAATAGCCTTCAATTATGAGGCTGGTGAATTAGCAAGAAAGCGTGATGCTGTTGGTTTGTTGTCTTTGATGAGACAGAATAAAAGACAGATAAGCGAAGAAGAACGTGCTGTTGCTGAGAGAAGAACGAAAGCTCGTGAAGAGTATCTGAAGACAATACAGGACATGGATGAGAGTTTGCAAACTCAACTCAGAAAGGCTGAACAAGCCAGACAAAAAGAGTATGAGTCTATGAACAGAAATCTTAAGAGACAGGCTGAATTGCAAAGTCTGTACGATAAGTGGGCAGAAGAGGACAGAAGACGTAAGTTAGACAGAATATTACGTGACATGTGGAATAGCTTTATAGCCATGGATGGTATGACACAAACTGGTCTTAATAGATTGTTACAAGATTGGGGTGTCTACTTTGAAAGTCTTAGTACTTTAGTCAGTGCATACAACAGTATGCTTGGAATTTCCACCCCTAAATCTAAGGTTGTTGTACCGACAGGTACATCTCAATTACCGTCATATGGCAGATATGTCACAAGAACTATTGGACAAGCTGGTCAGGTGTCTTCAGAATTGATAAATTCAGGATTGATAAATTCATTGAATTCATACAATCTGAAGCGTATACCGTCTGTTGCTCCTTCTGAGTCTCCAACTGCTAAGAATATACACATAACGGTCGATGGAGAAGGTCTTGATCCTTATGTGCAACGTCTTGTTGTTAATGCTCTTATAGAAGTTGAGAGAAATAAAGGTTAGTAATGAGAAATTATCAGGCTGATTCACTTTACAAGATAGGCACAGATCCTAGTAAATTGACTACACTAAGAAATTTAGGATTGGCTGCTCCAGATCAAGTTACGTATCAACCTGCTTCAGCTTACACAATAAGAGCTGATATGTCAAGAGTTGGTGATGGATACACAGTAGCTGCATGGATTTGGGATATTATTTCCATTGACAGATTGTCAAAACTTTTGGAATATCTTAATGGTGCAGATTATGTCAATCTTTACATCAGAACTGATATTAGAGATGGTACACATGCTGTGGCTGCCAATGCGTTCAAGGTATTTAGTACTATGATGTGGAAACCGTTATTATTCGGACAGGATGGTAATTCTGTTGTAAGGTCTCCATATGCAATGCAGTCTGTTAAGTTGCAATTTGTAAATCTTATAGAGGTAGCAGGTTATCTATGACAGTATTATCACCTGCTGACTTGACTGCGTTACGGTCACATCCTCATAAGTCAACATTTTATATGTCAATATTCAAACCTGAGTTAGTGTACACAGGACAGGTTGCAGGTACTCCAGCTTATGGTGCAAGAGAAATAACTGTTACAGATATTTCTGGTGACATAACAGATATTGAAGAGGGATTTACAGTAAAGGTAAAGGACGCTACGGGTAAATTAGTGTGCAAACGTAGATATCGTTCAAGGTCTGGACAGGTGTTGAAATTGGATGAGAATACTGTGGCTTGGAGTACAAGTTATACACTCGAGGTGTACAGACAGTATGAGTTGTGGACTAAATTTCCGTATATAGATGCTGATGATGATTACAGGTTTTACAAAGATTATGACATAGTTTATTCTGATCAAAACATACGCATACCACCAGTCGCCATAGCAGGTTCACACAGAGCAGGATTCTTAGAAGGTGCTAATATTACGTTCGATTTGGATTGTAGCGATTCATATCCTGTAGCACATGGAGCTTCTGCTGTAATGACTTACTTGTGGGAATGTGACACTGGTGTAATAGATGATTCAACAAGTGCGGTGACAGCCATAACATTTACAACTACTGGTCAGCATATTGTCAAATTGACTGTTACTGACAGCATGGATTCTAGTCAGAGTACTTACAGAATATTCTTTGTACACACAAGGACTGGTGTAACCGCTCCTCACCTAAACTTCACTCTGGATACCATTGATTGCAGCTGGTCTTCTGGGGGATGTACTTTCAGTACAACATTGAGGGAGACTTCTAGTACAGATGACATAGAAGATGGTGCACTTGTTGTAATTTGGAGTGAGAATTGGTATAACAACGTAAAACAGAATATTGGTGCTTTTGAAGAAGTAAGATTTGTTGGTTATATTCTCTCTGAGTCTATACAAAGAACAGTAGAAACCAATGAAGTATCGTTTGACATTGGAACGATTGACGCTATTATGAAGAATATGAGGATGTTCTCAATATCTCTCGAGTCAGTAGTCTCAGGAAGTCTTGCAGTAACATGGTACCAATTTCCTTATAATACTTTGACAGTAGCTAGAGCAATACATCACTTGTGGAAGTGGCACAGTACTTTATTTGAGATTGCAGACGTGTTCTTACCAATCGAGAATTTGTACACAATGACAGCTTGTGACGACATGATGGATGGTAACTTGTTTACGTTAGCAGATTGGACATACGAGAATGGAATATTTGCTAAATTATATTGTGACCAAGCAAGTGGTGTACATCTCGACATAGATTCTCTTATACTCGATGACACTGCTAGAAATGCTTTGGACACTTATATTGATATTACCACACAAGATTGGAGACTCGAAGAGGGTATACAGATTGACAGAAATAAAGATCCGAAAGTAGCATTAGTGTCTGCCTCTGGAGTTGCCAATGTAGCAGGTACGTTTACACCTCTTATAGCACAATCTCCTGGATCTATTCCTAATAATATTGGTAATGACATAGTAAATGTAGAGAGACTTGTTTTGTACAGTCAGGCACAACTAAATACTCTTGTCGGCAGATTATATGCAATAGCAAATTCTGAGATATCCGAAGTCAGACTGTCATTCTCAGGCGATTATCCAGTAACATTATCACCTAAAGTTTGGTACACACTTACAATTCCTGCCTCTTACACTCACAGGAATATAGACATAGACGTTCGTATGTTGTGCAGGGAGGTCACTTACAAGGTTTCTATGAAATCAGGGACAATCTACCCTTCTTGCATATTTGAAGTCGATGTGGACTCCTTAGAAGGCATAACAATAGTGTACACAGAAGAACCTGAAACTCCATATTCTCCAATACCTGCGTACACACCTGCAATACCTTATGTGCCGAATATTCCACCTATATACCCGATTGTGCCTATGCAACCGTACCCAAATTATCCTGGTGGATCTCCGACTACCATTGTACCGTCTGCACCTACTATACCTAACATAAGTCCGTCATGTCGTACCAATCTGGCTTATTCACCGAACGGTCCTTATCTTATATATTCTGGAGAAGCTCCTGGAGGGAGTACCATTATACCAATTAGCTTCTTCTTGAGAGGTACGAATTATTCTAATTACACTAGGTACACATTGAATGGTTATTTCTATGACGTAGATGACGATACTGGTGAATATGAGATAACAACAGACGACGACTTTTACGAAATTTATGCGTTAGATGCTACCGGTACAAGAGTTGCAACAGGCGTAAAAGACGCTGTTGTTGGGAGTGGTTATCAGCGCACAGGACGATTCAATGTTGCTGCTGGTGTTAACATATCTGCGATAGAATTTGTGTGTGAGGTGCCAACATTAGCTAGTCATGCACACACGTTAGATGGTTTTGATGGATGGCAACCTCCAGTGTACACATATCCAATAAGTTTAGGTACTTATACCTACATAGAAAATGCAGATGGTGGTTTGGTACAACAATTGGAGAAGTTGACTTGTGGTGTTGCTAATCCTCCTTGGACATTCAATGTACACAGTGAAGTTATCTTATCTTCTGTGTGGAATTTGACAAAGTATCCTACTTGGTTTAATTGGATAACACTTTTACAATCTCCAGGAGAAGTTATAGTATATTACATGGAAGCCAAGACTCCTTGGGATGCTATAATGAAGACTAATGATACTGATCAACTTAGTGCAAAAATTAAGTATCCGAGTCACGGTAGTTTGTATGATGAATGGCAATTGAGATATGAGGCAACATTTAATAATGTGCATGAGGCAGAGATTACTCAATTCTCATGGCTTACTCCGATAGTACCTAAGATATCCATAGACTCATTATTATTATGGAATGTGTGCAGTCACTCATGAAGAATATAAGAGATATCTTACGCAGCAGAAGAGAACGGGATTCTAGGTTACAGCCTAAGATATCTGTATTGCGTTGTGTTACTGTCGGGATAGATTATCCGAATGACTGTGCTGTGAAGAATAGACCCGGTTACATCTGGGTACAAGAGCAGGGATCAAGTGGTGCTGTATTTCAAGTCTTCAATACGTCAGTAAAGCGTCTTGTGGGTTTGAATGTATTGGTGTCGTCTGAGTATGGTAATCCTTTCAGGACTACTGTAATTAGTATGGATTGGGACATAACTCCTATGACAGCAGAGTCCCCTGTCCAAAATTCCCCTACAGTTTACAATCACGCAACTTCTCATGAGTGGCAGGACACTTATCCTGGTGCTGATGCGATATCCATTTATCCCAGAGCCTTGATTCCATTGCGTGTGTATCCAGCAAAGTTGGGAGACTTGAAAGTAGATGTTGTACAAGGATTCTACATAGTTAGTGGTAAACTTGTTTATTATGAAGGTGAAGACGATTATGATTTGACATCATACAAACCAGTTAGTGGTTATGTGGGTGTGCTAATATATCTTGATCCAGACGCGAATGCTGTAGCTTCTGTTGTAGGTGTGTCAGCTGATACAGAAGCTGCATTAGTTTATCCGGACGTGCCTTTGAATGTATTACCATTAGCATATGTAAGATTGTCTTCTACTGCTCTTTTGTTGAATGAGTCTGATGTTGTATTAGACATAAGACCATTATTTACAATCAATGATATGACGTTACAGAATGCTTTAGGAACACTTGAGAATGAGTTCGATTTGGATTTGACTCGACATATTGTCGAAGGAGTGTGAGTTATGTCTGTAGGAAATACTGCTAAGGATGGTACTGGTGCTTATTATGCCCTGTTAGTAAATTCAGCAGGACAGTTGATCGTAGTTCCTGCTGGTGTTATTGAACAACAGTCAGATGTTACAGAAGATAATTCTGATAAGACATTTACTGTACCTGCTGGATTTACATGGGAGATATTGTCAATACGAGTTGATTACACATCTACTGCAAATGTCGGTAATAGACAGTTGTGTGTTGAGTTGACAGATGGGACAAACGTCATTCAAAGAATTATGGCAGGTATTGTGCAAGCTGCTAGTCTGACAAGAAATTACAACTTCGCTGTCGGGTTAGCAGATATGACTGCGTTTCGTGATACATCACATCTTGCGAATCCTATTCCGAGCGGTCTTATACTCTTACCTGGTTATAAAGTGAGAATATATGACAAGGCTGCAATCGCAGCAGCTGCTGATGAGATGTTTGTACGAATGATGGTCAGGAAAACTGCCTCTACATAATATTAGGGTTACAAGTTATATTATGTGAACATTTACATTATTAGTCGGTGTTCGAACAGTCAGTTGGATTTCTGATCCTCCCGGTTCACAACTTATAGGTCATTGTCAGCCTATATTATCCAACTGACTACTCGAATACTGACAATAAATTCTATTATGCAGATTATATCTGCAATGCTGTCTGAAGAGAGACAATGGACATAATAGTAGGTGATCGTTACTCAACAACCCCTGAAATGAAAGCATTACCAATTATCAGACAAATTTGCAGAGCTAGACCTGAAGGGTTTTATCACATGCCAAAGTACAGGTCTGGTATGTGGGACGGTTACATATCTCTTATGAGAGGTTTGAAAGAATTTCCTACAGGTTTATTATCACTTGTGGTAAATGGATTGGAGAAAGCTGGTTGGGAAGTAAATGTCATAGATAATACGGTTGTACTTCCACACAGGCATATTCTAGTAGACTCGTTACACGGAATAAAACTCAGAGATTACCAACACGAGGCTGCTGAGACAATGACGAATTACCGTAGAGGTGTTGCAGGAATGGCTACGAATTCTGGTAAGACAGAAGTTATGGCTGCGATATTGTGGTCATTGTATTTACCTCAAACTGTGGTTATTGTACACCGTAAAGAGTTGATGTATCAGACTGCTAGACGTTTGGAGAAGCGTCTTGGATGTAAGGTGGGAATTTATGGTGATGGTGTAAAGTCTAAGAAGAACATAACTGTTGCTATGATACAGACTTTAGCAAGAGATAAGAAGATTGATTTTACCGGTAATCAGGTTGTGATAAGTGATGAGTGTCACCACCTGTCAAGTAATCAGATGATGGACATTATGTTCAAGATTCCTGGAAGTTACAGATATGGATTTAGTGGTACACCATTGAAGTATGAAGTATTGGCCGACATGAAACTAGCAGCAGCTACTGGTGACATACTCTGCACAACTTCCAATGCATTTCTCGTAAAAGAGGGTTACTCTGCAGTTCCAAAAGTTTATGTGCACGTTGTTGAATCTTATGATGTCGACGAGTGGGAGCTGGATTACCAATCTGCTTACGACAAACTTATTGTTAGTGGTGAAGTTCGTAACAAATTGATTGTAAAGTTAGCTAAAGAGTCAAAGGGTTTGGTACTCATACTTGTCAATCGTATAGATCATGGTAAGACACTAACAGACTTATTACCGAATTCTGTATTTGTGTCAGGTAATGATGAAGCCGAATACAGAAATTCTGTGCTTGACAGGATGAGAACTGGTGATCCGGGAGTTTTCATAGCTACTCCAATTTATGATGAAGGAATAGATGTCCCAGCAGTTGACACAATTATCTTAGCTGCAGGTGGTAAAAGTCATGTGAAGTTGCTGCAACGTATTGGCAGAGGATTACGTAAGAAGGAAGATAAGGAGAATATTCTTACTGTTCATGACTTTCTTGATGATACAAATATGTACTTATTAGAACATTCTCATGAAAGGGCAGATACTTATGCCTCTGAGAAATTCGAGACAATCGTTGTCAAATAAACCAGCTCTTGCCTCTCATTATGAATCTGCACACAAACAGATTCTTAGCAGGAAGTGCTTTATACGTCCTGGTGAATATGCTGTGTTTGAGACGTTTATGGACGATTTACGAGAATTGAACATAGGTTATCGTGATTATGCACAAACTGTTGTAAAGCTATTAGAGAAGTGGTTGAAGGAGAAGAAATTTTATCGGATACCAATAAATGTATTTTGTGGAGATTGGGCACTCAAGAAGTTTCAGACTATTAATAAGAGTGATTATGTAAGTGTGCCTGACGTAGATGATGATATTAAGACAGAAATATTACAGTCCGAATTACTAGTCGCAAGGAAATATGTAGACAGTAATTTGAAGGAAGTATGCAGGATGACTGAAATTGTAAAGGATTTGAAACCACTCTTGAGTAAACACTGGTTGAATTGTGATAAAGAAGAACGACCAAGTGCTGAAGTTACTGAAATATTGTGTGGAGAATATGGAATCAAACCTGTCAAAGATTACAATGCGCTTATAGGGAGATTGCAATGCCGGAAGTAGACATATATCCATTCGATAGAGAATTCAGATTAAAGATATTAAGTCTTATGCTTGACAGATATTGGATGAGTCAATATGGTACGACCGTAATAAGACCTGAATTCTTCGAGAAGGACGATGAGGAAGCTGTTGCAAAAGTTATTGTAAAATATTGGACAGATTACAAGATGTGTCCTACAAGTATGAATGACTTGACAACATTATTGGGTGACGGTTATGTCGAGTTTCTTGAATATTTGTATGCAATTCCATCACAAGAGAAGAGGTTAGCAGGTGATAAAGCACTACAGTGGGCAAGAGAACAGGCTGCTAAGATAGCAATTCTGGATTCTGTTGACGATATTGCTAAAGGTAATTTACAAAACACAATAGTCAGGATTAAAGAAGCCTTACGTGTTGGTGAAAGTATACAGAATACTGGCTTGGAAGTGATAAAGGATATTGATAAGTGGTTGTATGAATTATGGACACACAAGGTCAGGACTGGTTGGTACCACATAGATACTATACTTGAAGGTGGTTTAGGAGCAGGAGAATTGGGAATAATGCTCGCTCCTATGAATGCAGGTAAGTCTATGAGTCTTATCAATATTGGCTTTGGAGCAGCTTCCATAGGTTCAAATTGTAATGTTGTGCATTTCACACACGAGATGAGTCAGGAAATTACTGCGAAGAGGTATGCTGCTCGCACATTGTTCAAATTTCCATCACGTGATGGTGATCTTGAAGATTATGAATTGTCTCTGAAGAAAGCAGCCTCACACATCCTCACTGGTAAAATAAAAGTCATCGGAATGAGCAGTTCTAATATAGACAGAATTGATTCTCAACTTGAGAGACTTATTGACGAGGGATTCAAATTTGATCTAATAATAGACGATTATCCTGATTTGGTAGCTTCTACGAGGAAATATACTGAGAGAAGATTTGAGTTATCAGAGGTTTACAAGGAATTCAGAGACCTTGGCACCAAGTACGATGTACCAGTTTGGGGTGCTTCACAATCTGGTAGAAGTTCATTGTCAAAGGAAGTTATTACAATCCAGGATATTGCAGAAGATATCGGCAAGGCTGCTATTGCTGACGTAATTGTTGCTTTGTGTCAGACTCGTGATGAAGAACAGTTGAATGCTTGCAGACTGTTTATGGCAAAGGTTCGTGATGGTAATAAGAAGATGATGTTTGATGCGAAATATTATGGTAAGTCTCAGGCTATCATAACAACTGGTTTGTCGAAGAATAAGGACAAAGAGACAGATGTTTGACATAACCAGATTTATTTACAATAATTATCCAGAAGCCAAGGATTATGGTAATCCTGTTACTGATTTGCAGATAAGTTGTCCATTCTGTGTGTCAAACAATAAGTTGCATATGCACGTCAGCATTGTAAAGAATGTTGTTCATTGCTTCAAGTGTGGTTATGGAGGTAGTTGGATAACGTTCGTTATGGATGTACTGGGTTGTAGTTATGTTAAAGCATTAAGTGAATTGTATGTTGTGCCGAAGATAAGACATGACATAACAGACACGTTGATTAAGGAATTACAGAAGAAGCCGATTACACACAATAAAGAAGATTTGAAACTTCCTGAAGATTTTACACTTCTTGGAGATTCAGACTCACATGCTGCAAGACAGGCAATTAGGTACATGTCGAAAGTGAGAGGATTCACAAAGGAAGATTGGGAATTCTACAATATAGGTATTTGTATCGCGACTTTGCCTATGAGAGTAGTTATACCAATTGAAGATGGTTATTATCAAGCAAGAGCTATACCCAGTTGGTTGGAGCCTAAGTACTTAAATCCTAAGTCCGAAGCTAGATATTACTTATTTAACTCAGCAGCTTTGGAATTGTACGACGAGGTTGTTATTTGTGAGGGTGCATTCAGTGCTATGGCGGTCGGTAGGAATGCTGTAGCGTTAATAGGTAAGGAATTACCTTATGAGAAACTACAGAGGCTCCTGGAGTCTCCTGTAAAGGACTTTATTATAGCACTCGATTATGGTGCAGGTAAATTCGCTGTGTCTGTTGCTGACAGTCTGTACAAGGGTGGTAAGTCTGTCAAGTTGTGGAAATTTAAAGACGAGCGTGATCCTGCTGATGGTGGTGTTTATGAGGAATTACCTTACTCCTTTGGTTCGAAACTAAAAATGATGTTGTAACGTATATTAGTTATGGCACGATTAACACGTGGATTTAGGACGATAAAACCGTGACAAACCATTTACTTTTACAGAAAATGGTGTATAATAATGTTATGACAAGTTATATTCAACAGGAGGATCAAATGACAAACGTAATTAAGACACAAAAGAACAACACAACAATTTGGGAACAAAGAAAAGAAATGGTTCTTCACACCATGGAGAAATTGAATTCAGAGCTTCATGAACTCCAAACAAAGTCTGCATTTGACTTCAACGAGTCTGACCATAGAAGAATTGTCAACATACAGTCTAGTCTTGGTAAGTGTGAATACATGTTGGAGAGAATAAACAGAAATTTGGGGTCAAAATGACAGCCATTAATTGTCCGCAATGTGGAAGCCTAATGGTTATCAGAGTAAGAAAGTCAGACAGAGGTAAATTCTTAGGTTGTTCAAGATTTCCTGATTGTAAGGCAACTATGCCAATGGGACAAGCCTCACAAATAATTTCCGACAGGAAAGTAGAAGTTGAGAAGGAATTCAAACCGTCACTTTACCAGCAAGCTATATTTGATTGGGTAAAAGGTAACGGTAAGTCTCTTGTCGTAGAGGCACTAGCAGGAAGTGGTAAAACAACTACTGGTGTGCAGATGCTGAAATATGTCCCACGTAATCTGGATATCGTTTATGTTGCCTTCAATAGACACATAGCTGAGGAATTGAAAACCAGAGTACCGTCAAACGTAAGGGTTATGACTTATCACGGTCTGGGTAACTCAGCAGTACACAATGCTTATGGAGACGTAAAACTTGACGAGTACAAGGTGGATAATTTGTTGGATGACATACTTGATAGGTACACACATAAGCATCTGTTTGCTAGCATCAAACATCTTGTCTCTTTGGTAAAGGGTAATTTAACCGGAACTTCACCAGAGGAGCTTGATGACTTGTCAACACATTATAACATAGAACTGAATGGTGACCGTGAACTAATCTTCTTAGCTGTTGCTGAGGTGATAAAGTTAGCAGCCTTGAAGACCAATGTGATTGATTTCGATGATATGTGCTGGCTTCCTGTATTCCACAACTTACCGACACGTAAGTATGATTTTATTTTTATCGATGAGGCACAAGACACTAACAAGAACCAGATTGCTTTAGCTCTTATGAGTGTGAAACCTAATGGCAGGATAGTAGCCGTAGGTGACCGTTACCAATCTATCTATGGTTTTCGTGGAGCTGATGTCAATGCAATTCCCAATCTAATTGAGAATTTGGAGGCTGAAACTTTACCACTTTCAATAACATATCGTTGTCCAAGATCACAAGTTAGGTTGATCAACGAAATGTTTCCTGACATACCACTCGAATGCGCAGACACTGCTAAAGATGGTGAAATCAGACATATTGCTAAAAGTGATTTCTTGAAGGAAGTAGTAGCAGGTGATATGGTCTTGTGCAGATGTAATGCACCTCTTGTACCTCCAGCATTTGAACTCATAAAGAGAGGCATCAAGGCTATTATACGTGGTCGTGATATTGGTAACAATCTTATGACCATAATACGTAAACTCAAGGCAGATTCCATCTCCGAACTCAACATAAAATTAGTAGAATATTGCCGTAAAGAAGTTGGTAAACTGGTGGACAGAGATAAGAATATAGCTGCTCAAAGTTTACAGGACAAAGTTGATACCATTCATGCTCTTATGGATGGGACTGGTACAATATCTGAATTGGAGGACAAGATTGAAACCATCTTCTCTGACAACAATGCAGGTGTAGTATTCTCTTCTGTACATAAGGCAAAGGGACTTGAAGCTGAGAAGGTTTTCATTCTAGAACCTGGTTTGATGCCTCATCCTAATGCGAAGCATGATTGGGAGAAGGCACAGGAGAATAATATAAAGTATGTGGCTTACACACGCAGCCTAGACCAATTGATTTTAGTAGCATGACAAGTTGTATTATAAACTGGAGGATCAGATGAAATTGACAAGCATCGACCAGCAATATGTAACAGACGTTATGAAAGGTTTGGAAGGTTTAGTTGTGTATTTAGCGAATTTGTACAGAAATGATGATAATGTGATGATGTCAACTGATGATATCATTGCAGAATTACATGAGGAGATTCTTAAAGGTTTGGGGTATTATGCTGGTAATAATTATCCACTAAAGGATATGATCAACATAATAAAACGTATGTGTTACAACAGGATAAGTGAGTTGCGATATAGGTATTATGTAACTTATCGCAGACACGAGAAGACTTCAGTTTCGTTGGAAGTTAAGATTGCACTCGACGTAGCTACTGATGAGGGTAATCCTGAGAAGTTGTTTGACAGTTCACAAAGAGTTGTCAAAGTATTTGAGTCATTAGAGTCAGAAGCAGCGAAACTCATATTCAAGAAAATAATAATTGAAAAGGATTTTCAATCCTCGAATAAAGAGGTTACGGTTTATAATCGTATGCGTATCGAGGATATTGCAAGTATTGTCGGTATTACACTGCAAGATGCAGCAGCTGGAATACGAGAAATTAAGACCATATATGCTGAGGTGATGAGCGATGACAATTTTGGATGATACTGAGAAGGATGCAATACAAGAAGCACTTACCAAGAAGGATTTGCTGGATATTGTTATCGAACTTAATATGGAAGAAGTTGAGATGGCAACACGGTACTCACAAGTTGTCGACTTGATTGTCAAAGACTTCGATGACAATGGTGTGCCTGAGTGGGGAGACTGCTCAAAATTATTGAGAAAGTTTCTTATGACAGCAAAGATAACAGATGCTACCGGTGAATTGATCGACAAAGAAGCTGTCGAGGAAACCGACAAGGAAGTTGCAAGCGACAGCGAGATAGATTATCCCGACTGTTATGGTTTTGCAGACTTGAAAGATCCAGCCTGTAACAGGTGTAAGGTTGTTGAATCTTGTTTGGTAAAGCACGAACAAATTAAGCCTCCCTGTTATGGTAAAGAATACTCAAGCACAGCACCAGAATGTGCGATATGTCTTGAGTGTGTGAAATGTGAGGAGTTAAGTAAATGACACCAATAATAAAGAATCCTAACGTACGTAGAAGATTGATCACAAGAGGTACGTTACCAGCTGAATTATTACCACCACCGTCTGCTGTATTTGGTGGTGAACAGGCTCAGGCACAGTTGGAAGAAGCTCTTGAAGCCGGAAATGCTGAAGAGTATGATGATACACCTATTGAAGAAGTAGCTAAACTTGAAGAACCTGCTACACGTAGAATACCACACAATACTGTCAGGTTCAGCAAACCTTCAAAGGTAAAAGTAATTTCTTCTGAAGAAGAACCTTCAGAAGAAGAGTCTTTTACAGAGACTGAACCTGTGAAGGTTGAGAAGAAGTTCAAAGGTAAGAAGACCGGGACAAATCCTGTAGAAGACATCATGAAGGCAATGCGTTCTGGTGAAGCCATTATGATTAAGTGCGATGGACTGAATTCTTATCAGGTGTCTATCATACCGAATGATATTATTGTCTCAAAGACAGGATTCCGATATTTGAAGAAA